CGGCTGGACCGCCGACCGCGCGCCGCTGCTGGAGATGGCCGCGCTGACGCGGGAGTGGTCGTATTCGGAGGTCGTGTCGCGCCCCGGGCGGCGCCCGCTGTTCGGAGACCAGGCGCACCTCGAGGACGTCGCGGAGCGCCACAACGCGCACGTCATCGAGCACTGGGGCGTCAACGTCGCTCCCTGGAATGTCCACGGTCACCGGCTGGTGGCCGGCAAGCCCGAGTTCAACGTCCCGCACCTGGTCGACGGGCAGCCGCTGATCACCTTCCACTTTTCCTCCCTCCGCCTCGCCCCCGACGGCACCGTGGCCCAGCTGGCCAGCGCCCCCTACGAGGTCGAGTGGGCGCCAGGGGTGGTGGAACTGCTGTATCGTCCGTACATCAACGCGATCAAGGAGCACGTCACATGAGCGAAACGGAACTCAAGGGCATCCCGCTGGACCCGAACTTCAAGTCGCCAGCGCTGCCCACCGAGCACATCCTGCAGTTCTTCGCCTACAACCACCTACCGGAGCATCTGCGCGCGGTCTCCAAGCCGTTCTCCGAGCTGTCCATCGAGATCATGAAGCTGCCCCGCAACCCCGAGCGGACCGTGGCCCTGCGCAAACTGCTTGAGGCCAAGGACGCCGCGGTGCGGGCCGCGCTGGCGAAGTGATGTGTAGCCGCGCGCCCGCCCACATCCCCGGGAACTGCCCCGGCATCTTCGTGCCGCCGCCCGGGCAGGAGGGAAACTCCACGCGCCTGCGGGATATGTTCGAAGAACTAGCGCGTGTCGAGACCGTCAAGAAGCGCTACCCGGTCGGCCCGTGGCCGTTCCAGAAGGCCGCCCTCGCGGCGCTGCGCACGGGGTAGACTGGAGGCCAATGGAAAACCGTATCGAGTCCGTCGTGATCGGCGACCGCGACATCAAGCCGGGCCGGGCCGTCGACTTCCCCGACGGGCGCATCGGCATCGCGATGGATCAGGAGGCGTACTGCATCCCGAAAAGCAGCGAGTTCGCCTCGGTACTGTCGCGTGGAATCGTGGCCGTGCTGGCAGCCGAGGACGTCGCGAAGGGCGAGCGCGCCACGGCACTCCCCGACGGCAGCATCGGCGGGCGCGGCGTCGCCGCCCGGCCCGGAGGCCCGACCTACCAGGACCGGCGCCGCCTCGACGCCTGGTGGCTCTGTGCCGTCGCGTGCGGGGGCGTTGGCCCCCTGAAGCTCGGCGAGCCCCCGACCGACGAAGAACTAGCCAGGTACGCGTGACCCGCCTACCCCACGTCCCCTTCGAGCTGCGCGGCTTCCTGCTCATCGTGGGCTTCCTGCTGGACCACCAGCACCGCGGCGAGGCCATCGACGCCAAGTACGTGACCGAGATGAGGAACCTGGAACTGCTGCGCGCCGCGCGGGCCCGCCCGTTACCCGCCTCCCTGGAGACCGCGCGAACCATCGGCGAAATCACGCAGGTGAGGATCGAAGTGAACACTTCCGCTCCGTCGTTGAGCGGCGACCGCCTTTGGCCCGAGTGCATACCGGACCAGTTGCGTGCCCTGTACGGGCGTGCCCACGCAATGCACAGGCTTGGCCTGCCGAGGCCGATGGCCGGGGGAAGACGCCGATGAGCCGCGCGCCCGGTAAGTGGGCGCACTTCCTGTTTTGACGGCAACAGGACGGCCCCAAAAACCGGCCCGCGCGTTAACACGTTCGGCTGGGATTTGGGGCGCGCCGCAATCAATGCGGACTTAAGCGCGTAAACATGGAGCGTTAACACGCTCGGAATTTGGGTATGGCGCGCGCCGCTGATACCACCGGATCGTGCGGTTGCAGAAAAACCCTCGGTCGATGCGGAACCTCCCGCTAGTCGCGTTCCGGCTCACGAACGCGCAGCGTGTTCCCGCGGAAGAACTCGCCGCGCGCCGCCACACGACGGTCAACAATTTGGCCCGCGACGCCCTACTGGCAGAACTAGCGCGCGACGCAGCCCATGTTAACGCGCGCAAGAATGGCGGTCCCATCGGGGCGCGCGCCGGGCACGTGGAGTACGACGAGGGCTGATGCCGAAGAACCGCAACCGCCCCCGCAAGCGCTCCAGCCCCAAGAAGCGCCACGGCTTCCAGCCCGCGCCTGAGCGGCCCTCATCATCGCCGCGAGGCGAGCCCTTTCCAAAGGGGAACGTGCTGGGCCTGGCGACCCGCTTCGAGCCGGGGAAGACCGGAAACCCGGGCGGGGTCCCCAAGGACGTCGCTGAATACCGCGCCCTGATGAGGATGCGCATCGCGACCAGCATGGCGCGCCTCGACGACCTGCTCGACCACGGCACCGAAGACGGCGTGAAGTTCGCGATCCGAGAGGTGAACCAGAACTCGTTCCCGCGGCCCACACAATCCATCGAGCTGGGCGGCCCGGGTGGCGGGCCCATTCCGGTCAGGGCGGTCATGACATCGGACGAGAAGCGCAAGCGAGCGGAAGCGCTGATCGCCGGCGCGGTGGCGCGCGCCGCGGTGAAGAAGCCAGGCTGATGATCCCCGGCGGGCTGACGCCCGAAGCCTGGGCGGCGCTGTCGCCACCTGAGCAGGACGAACTATCAGACCACGTCGAGGCGCTCTACGGTGGCGAGTCGTTTCGCGACTTCATGATTCGGATGGCGCCCCACCATCCGCCGCCGCCGCACCTCGACCAGCTGATCGATGTCGTCGAAGAGGCGCGGGTCGTCCCCGACCTCAAGGTCTGCGTCTCGATGCCGCCAGGTCACGTCAAAACGACGCTGTTCCTCAACGCCTTCGCATGGTGGCTGACGAAGTTCCCGGCCGACACCTGCGCATACAACAGCTTCAACGCCGCGGCGGCGTACAGCAAGAGCGTCGCGGCGCGCAGCTTGGCCGCGCGCGCGGGCGTGCGGCTGTCAGAGGAGACGAACAACAAGGCCGAATGGCGCACGGCCGAGGGCGGTGGATTGCTGGCCGGCGGTATGGCGAGCCTCACAGGCAAGCGCGTGCAGGGGCCGCTGGTGATCGACGACCCCTACAGCGGACGCCTCGACGCGTACTCGCCAGCCTACCGAGAATCCGTCTGGTACGACATGACGACGATCGGGATGACGCGGCTCGAGGGCGGCGCACCGCTATTCCTGGTTCACACGCGCTGGCACATCGAGGACGTGATAGGTCGTCTCAAGGCGGAGGCCGAAGCCGGGAAGAGACAGGGATGGCGGTTCATCAACCTGCCAGCCATCAACGAAGCCGGCGAGGCGCTGTGGTCTGACGAGTACCCCATCGAGCGCCTGCTCTCACGCAAGTCTGACCTCGGGGAGTACGAGTTCGCGTCGCTCTACCAGGGCGAGCCGCGGCCGCGCGGCGGCGCCGTATTCGGCGAGCCGACCTACTACGACCCCGCGGCGTTCAAGATGGACGGATGGCGGCTGGTGCTGGCTGGCGACCCTGCGGCCTCAATCAGAACCAGCGCCGACTACAGCGCCGCGGGCGTGATCGCGGTGAGAGGACATGGCGCCGAGCGGGAGGGAAACATCCTCTACGGCTACCGCAAGCAGGTTCCGATCCCGCAGTTCGCCGCCGACCTGCTGGCGATGCAGCACAAGTTCGGCGAGACGGCGATCAACATCGAGGCCGTGGGCGGGTTCAAGGCCATCCCGCAGATGCTGAAGGCGCTGCACCCGGAACTGCGCATCAACGAGATCACGCCGGTCGGCGACAAGTTCACGCGCGCGCAGCCGGCGGCAGCGGCGTGGAACACGGGCCGCCTGCGGGTGCCGGCGGACGCGCCTCCCTGGCTGGGCCCGTTCCTCGACGAGGTCACGAAGTTCACGGGCGTGAATGACAAGAACGACGACCAGGTCGACTGGCTCGCGCACGGGTGGAACACGGAAGACTCGCCCTCCATGCTCGACGTGCTCTGACGGTCAGGCCGCGTCGCGGTCCTGGTCTGCCGGGTCGACGAGGGGCTCGGGTTCCTCGGGCTCTTCCGGCTCGATCACGTCGTTCGTGAGATCGACGTCGGCATCCTCCATCGCCCGGTACGTGCCCCGCGCCTTGAGTTCACGGGCGGCCATGTTCTCGGTGATGACGCTGTCGTCGAGGTAGATGTGATCCGTCTCGGCGTTCAGCTTCCTGATCTCGGCCTCGTCCTTCGGGTCCATTTGCTTGAGCGGGTTGAAGGCGAGGTCGTAGTTCTTCGGCATTTCGCCCAACGTCGAGCGCACCAGGATCTGGTCGATGCGCATCAGGATCGGCTTGAGCTGCGTCCGCTGCAGGGCCGCGATGTGGTCGTCGTAGTTGTTGTCGTCGCTCTCGCCAGTGGCGTTCTGGCCGCCGGGCGACATGCCGAACAGGCGCGTCATCGGGATGTCGGCCGCGCCGGCGACGCTCTGGCCGAGCCGGTCGAGGATCTTGTCCAGGTTCGCAAACGACACCTGCTTGTGATCGAACTTGTCGCCGCTGTCCGTGGCGCCGGTGCCGGCGTCGATGACGAGCGCGTTCCAGATCGACTTCATCAACAGCGCGAGCTGGATCTGCCGCTGCACCTTCGCCTCGCCGCCGGTCTCGGCCAGATGCTTGGCGAGGTTCTTCATCGCCAGCACGTCGACCTTCGCCTCGAGGATGAGAGACGCGACGCCGTTCTCTGCCTGGTCGTAGTTCGTCACGACCTCGCAGATGCGCCGCAGGATGCTGTCGCCGCGGTACTGCTGTTGCGCCTTCACGCGGTAGGGCAGGTCGCGGCCACCGAACTTGATGAGGCGCGTCCAGTGGATGTCGAGGCCCTTCTGGTTCCACCGATAGGAGACCGGGTATTTCGCGTTAGGGCTCTCTGGATTCTCGTCGAGCGTCGTGTTCGGCGTGACCTCGTAGCAGTCGAACTCGAGGAAGTTCTGAAGCATGCCCGGCTTGATGGCGTCCAGGATCAGCGGCTCGTCGAGGCGCTGCCCGCGGATAACGGGAACTAAGTACGCCTCGCTGTACAACCGACCCCACTTCGCCTGGCTGGTCACCTTGGCGTAGACGCCGAAGAGTTCCTCGGCGTCCTGCACCTTCTTCACGCTGTCCTGGTCTTTGTCGTAGCCGTCCCACTTCCTGGTCCAGCCCATGCGGGTCATGTCGTCGACGGGGATGTCGATGATTTTCCCGGCCAGCCAGGAGCCGCCGTACATGTTGTCGAGAGTCGTCTGGTTGAAGATGATCGGCGTGCCGTAGACACCGGCTGTGCGCTTGTCGCGCGGCAGGCCCATCGACGTCACGACGTTCTGCATGCCGTCGGCTGCGGCGGTGACAGCGGCGATGGCGTCACCGGCCGAGACCTGTGGTTTGCCGAAAAGCTTCGTCCAGAGCGACATTGGATCCCTTTCAGCGCCAGCCGCGGCGCTGCAACTCTTCCTCGATTACAGCGCCAAGACGTCCTCGCACTGGCTTTCCATCGAGCACCTTCCTGATAGTTCGTCGGTCGGCGCGGATCTGCTCTGACATCAGTTGGAGTTGTCCTGGGCTGGGGCGGTTCTTCTTTGCCATCTTGAAGGCCAATGATCCGCCGCCCGCCGGTCTCGCCCAAGAAAGGCAGCATCATGCTTGCATGGTGCTGTAAACCGCCTCGCGCGCATGTGGCGGGTCCGCGGGGCCGTGCGACCGTCGTTACGTGGGGATCGTCCACCTCTCGCAATACGCCGTCATCGCGACCGACCGGAAGCGACGCGACCGCGTGGTGGGTCGAGCGGTGCGTCCGTCGAAGCGCGCCGAGTTGGAGTACCGGGCGATCCTCATGCGCATCGTTGGATGGTGCGAGGGCGTCGGGGCTCGCATCTTGGCCGACCTTCGTCAGCACTGGGCCGGCGACGCCAAGAAGCCGAAGTCTGGCCCCGACCTGGTTGAGCAGACCCGCATCGTCGCGCGCCGCGTGACGGACGTCCGCAATAAGCGCGGCGTGGTGCGGCGCTCGCTGCGCGAGGTCGACAAGCGGCTGGCCAAGGTGGTTGAGGCCGCGATCGGCGTCGACATCAGTGGCCTCCTGAATCTGCAGAGCGGTGGCCACATCGCGGTGGCAATGGAGCAGGCGGCGGCGCAGAACGCCGGGCTGATCGAGTCCATCCCGGTCAAGTACCTGGGGCGCGTGCAGCGCGCGGTGTCGGAGGCCTTCTCGTCCGGGCAGCGTTTCGAGTCGCTGGCCGAGACCATCGAGAAGATCGGCGGTATCACGGCGCGCCGCGCGAAGTTCATCGCCCGCGACCAGACCGCCAAGATGTCCTCGGCGTTCAACGAGATTCGCCAGGTCGGCGCCGGCATCAAGAAGTACGTCTGGTCGACCAGCCACGACGAGCGCGTCCGGCCGTTGCACAACCAGATGAACGGCGAGGTCGTGGCTTGGAACGACCCGCGCGAGGTCGACGGTGAGCGCGTGCATCCCGGCCAGGCGCCGCGATGCCGCTGCGTAGCGCTGCCCGTGCTGGAGCCCGCCGAGATGGGCGCCGAGGAACCGGCCGAGGAAAGGGCTGCGGCCTGATGAAGCGCGCTTGCAAGGTCCGCGACAAGATTGCGGCGCCAGAGCTTGCGCGGCTGAACGCCGACATCTCGAAGTTGGCTGAGCGCGAGCTGACCTCCGAGGGCTTCCTGAAGGCGCCCGCGCGCATCTTCCGGATCGGCGTCCAGCAGTACACGAAGCTCGAACTGGGTATCGACGCCTCGCTCGACATCGTGCGGCTGTACCGCTCGCCCGAGGAAGTGTTCGCGGCCGAGGCGCTGGCCTCGTTCGAGGGCCAGACGCTCACCTACTACCACCCCGAGAAGGGCGTCGACTCCGGCAACTGGAAGTCGCATGCCGTCGGGGACTTCCACAACGTCGAGCAGGACGAGACCGACGCCAAGTACGGTCGGGCCGACATCATCGTCCGCGACCGCGACGCGGTGCTGTCGATCGCCTACGGCGTCAAGGAACTGAGTTGCGGCTACGGCTTCGAGCTTGTCATGGGCTCGGGCGTGACGCCGGAAGGCGAGGCCTACGACGGCCTGCAGACCGCCATCCGCGGGAACCATCTCGCGATCGTTTACCAGGGCCGATGCGGCGGGGGCTGCGCCGTCGGTGACTGCGGATGCCAGGCCCCCATCGCGCCCCATGGCGCACCCAACCGAACCCAAGGAGACACCGTCATGCGCGCAATCAAGCTGAATGGAATCGACGTCGAGCTCGAGGACAAGGCCGCGAAGCTCGTCGAGGACCTGCACGCCGCCGAGATCAAGTCGATCGGCGGAGCGCGCGACGCCGCGACGAAGCGCGCGACCGACGCCGAGACGGCGCTGGCCGCTCAGGGCGAGGCGATGAAGAAGCTCGCCACGGACAGCGCCAAGGAACTGGCCGCGGCGAAGGCGCAGATCCTGACGCCCGAGCAGCGACAGGCCGAGGTGGCCGAGATCGCCAAGGTCACGGCCGACGCCAAGCTGGTTGCGCCGGACTTCGTTACCGATGGGAAGACCGCGACCGACATCCGCGTCGGCGTCCTCGACCACGTCCTGGCGAGCGACGAGGACCGCAAGCCGGTCGTCGCCGCGATGCTGGGCGGCACCGAGCCGGCCAAGGCGGACGCCGCCATCGTGCGCGGCGCCTTCGACGCCGTCGTGGCGCTGCGCGGGACGACCACCGCGCCGTCGACCGACGGCGGCTACGAGCGCACCCTGCGCGACGCCATCGGCGGCAAGCGCAACGGCGCCGGAAAGGACTGGACCGGCGAGGAACTGTACCAGTACCGCCTCACCCACGGCGGCAAGAACCCCCCGAACTTCGCGGCGTAATTCCGCGGCGTCACCAAAACCCGAACAAGGAAAAAGACCATGAGCATCGACATGACGACCGTAGGAACGACACCGGCCATCGGGCTGGCTGGCACGGACATGGATCCGCTGGCCCCCTGCGATGGCTACATCAACGAATCGGCGACGGCGATCGAGCCGGGCGCACCCGTCGCGCGCGGCACCACCACGCAGGGCGGGAAGTTCACGGAGTTCTGCAAGCCGGTCGCGGCCGACACCGACGAGATCCTGGGCCCGACCATCCTCCGGGCTCTCGTCAGCACGAACGGGACGACCGCCAACTACGCGCGCTACGACAAGGTGCCGGTCAAGAAGGCCGGCAAGGTTGCCGTGCTGGCAGCCGAGAACGTGCGAGCCGGTGACGAGGTCATCGTCCTGACCGCGACCCCCGGGACGTTCGCGTCCTCGGCGGGCGGCGTTGTCGGTACCGGCCGCGTCGCGATGAAGGGCTGGAAGTGGATGACCACGACCGCCTCGGGAGCCATCGGAATCATCGAGGGCTTCGACACCCACGTCGGCCGGACGACCACCTAGTCGGCCTTTTCCAACACCATCACAAGGAAAAAGACCATGAGAGTCCAAACGCAAGATTCGGCCGGCAACGACACGGAGTTCGAGTTCAGCGATCGGCGGTTCGCGATCCTGGGCGACGCAGTGAAGACCAGGGCGTCGCACATCCTCGACGGCATTCGCCGCCGGGCGAGCGACGGCGATCCGCTGGCTCACATCATCAGCCAGCTGGCCTTTCTGGAGAACGAGGCGCTCCGCAAGGAGTACGAGCCCCTGCTCTACAAGGACCTGCTCGGCGAGTGCGTGACGAGCGAGGCCGGGGAGTGGGCGAAGACGATCGACATCATGTCGGTCGACATCACGGCCAGGGGCGCGCGCATCGATCCGGAAAGCGATCGTCTGCCGATGGCCGACGTCGTCACCAACAAGCGCAGCATCAGCGTTGCGCTTGGCGGGATCGGCTACGCCTACTCGCTGGAGGACCTGCGGATCTCGGCGCGGCTGCTGACGCCGCTGCCGCAGAGCAAGCAGGAGGCCGCCGTCATCGGCTGCGAGACCCACCTCAACGAGGTGGCGATCCAGGGCGAGACGGCGTCCAACTTCACCGGGCTGTTCAATCACGCCAGCGTGCCGCAGGGCAACCGCGCGAGCGGTGCCGCCTGGACCGCGGCCACACCGGCCACCATCCTGAGCGACATCAACGCGGCGCTGTCGACCGTGTACACGAACAGCAAGATGAACCACCACGCGACCGTGATCGCGTTCCCGCCCTCGGTCTTCCAGTACCTCGCGAAGCCGCGGTCGGACAACAGCGACATGACGGTGCTGGAATGGCTGTCGAAGAACAACCTCGCGACGCTGATGACCGGGAAGCCGATGCGGTTCATCTCGGGGGGCAGCTTCCTCGAGACGGCCGCATCGGGCGCCGCCAAGCGGGTGGTTCTCTACTCGCCGACCCGGGACAAGATCAAGTTCCACGTCCCGATGGGGCTGCGGTTCGAGCCGCCGCAGCCGCACATGCTGAAGTTCGTCGTTCCGGCGAACTACAAGTACGGCCCCGTCGACTGGCGGAAGGTCTACACCGGCTTCTACATGGACCTGGTCTAGGGCGCCCGGCGTCGGCGGTGCGCGGGGTCTCGTAATTGGGGCGCCGCGCACCTCGGCGCAAGGTGAACATCGGAGGACATCATCATGCGAATCGAGAACACGAGCGAGGCACAGAGGCATATCACCGCCACCGGCGGCGAGTCGGTGATGGTACCGGCGAAGCGCGACGGCGTGAACGGCTCCGTCGAGGTCAGTAAGGCGTTCCTCGATGCGGCCAAGGCTGACGTCGATGGATACGTGAAGGCCGGCGTACTGGTGGTGGTCGACGGTCCGAAGGTCTTGGCCCCCGTCAAGACGGACGACGAGAAGGCGTCCGCGAACGTGGCGGATGCCCTCGCGCGCCACGAGCACGACAGCGCGGCGAAGGACAAGCCGAAGAAGTAGCCCGTGACGAGAGCGGAGTATCAGGCGCTGTTCCCGGAGTTCGATGCGAGCACGTACAACGCTCGCATCGACGCTCTGTTGCCCGTCGTGCCGGACATCGACGCGACGAAAGCGGGCGTGCGCCTGAACTTCATCCTCGGTCTCTGGCTGTCCGACCAGCTCGCGATCCAGGACATCACCATCCTGTACGGCTCGGCATCGACGATGTCGTCGAGCTCGACCACGACCGAGAAGCGGGTGGGCGACGTGTCCGTCAAGCGGGCCATCGCGCAGGCGGCGGGGTCATCGAGCGGGTCGACGTCCAAGCCCGGACAGACCACGTACGGGGCGCGCTACGAGGACGAAGTCCGACACCTCGGTCTGGGAGCGCTGGCGAGCTGATGCCCACCTCCGGCAACGTCCGCGTCATCCGTGACACCCACGGCGCCGGCCTCGCGGCGCTGGCGAAGCGGCTGCGTGCCGGTGAGCATCGAGTGCTGGTCGGCGTCCCGCGCGGGGCCGGGGCCGAGGAGAACGGCGTGTCGTTGGCCCAGGTCGCCGCCTTCACGGAATTCGGGACGTCGACGGCACCCGAGCGTCCGTTTCTGCGCGGCGGCATCCGCAAGACGTTGCCGACGGTGCGGCGGGTGGCGGCGCGCGATCTCTCGGCCGTGGCGCGCGGGACGAAGACGCTCAACGGCGCGCTGGAGATGACCGGCATCGTGGCCGTCGGTGGCGTCAAGGAGTACATGGCGGGCCCGAACTTTGCGCCCAACGCGCCGAGCACCATCGCGAAGAAGGGGTCGAGCCAGCCGACCATCGACGACGCGACCCTGCGGCAGTCCGTGACCCACATCGTCGAGGGCACACCATGAGCCTCGTCGACGTCAGCGAGCTGTTCACCGGGCCGGACGCCGCCGACTTCATGGAGTCGGTGACGCTGCGGCGGCCCAGCATCCACCTGGCCAACGAGGGTGAGGCCATCGCGTCCTACGATCCCGACGCCGCCTTCGACGCCAGCGTCCAACCCATGAAGGCCGAGAAGGTCGCCGAGCTGCCGGAGGGCCAGCGCGGCAGCGGGAAGGTCTACGTGATCTACACGGCCACCGAGTTGCGGTTCTCGCCCGGCAAGACGGACATCTCGGACGTGCTCTCGTCCAGCAAGGGGACGCTGGTCGTGGTCGGTGAAGAGGATTGGGCCGGCAACGGCTACCACAAGTATCTGGCCGTGGAGTACATCGCGTGATCGACGACCTCAACTACAACGTCCGCAAGCTGGTCCGCACCGTGATGGCCATGCCGGCGAACAGCGTGCGCCCGGCCAAGCAGAGCGTGCCGGCGGGCGGCCAGGTCGACGAGATGGCGACCGTCGACATCATCACCGACGAGCCTCTCGGCACGCCAGCGGTGAGCTACGAGACCGTGGGCACGGTTCCGACCGACGTCACCACGCAGCGGGTGGACAACGTGCACAGGTTCGTGGCGTCGGTGAACTTCTACCGGCGCTCGCCGACGTCCAGCTACCTGCGCGGGTTCACGATCAGCGACGACCCCGACGACTACACCGCGATCGTGGCCGGCGGTTTCGACATCTTGATCGACGGCACCAACCGGCAGATCAGCGGGATCAACCTGTCCGCGGCGGCCACCATGGCGGGCATTGCGGGCGTCATCCAGACGCGGCTGCAGGTGGCCCTGGCCGGGACGCTGTGCGCGTGGGACGCGGCCAACGACCGCTTCGTCGTGACGAGCCCGACGACCGCGCAGACGTCCGCCGTGGGCGGCGCTGTTGCGCCGACGGCAGCGGGCCCACCCGCCAACGTCTCGTCCACGC